CGTTCCTGTCCCTGCCGTGGCGTCTCTACCCGTTCCAATTAACTTTAAGTGTTTATAACTACCAAAAGAATTAAAAGTGACTGTGATAGCGCCAGAAGGAGTGGCAGTAGAGATTAGTTTGTAGTCTCCTCCTCCTCCTGCAACCCATGCAGGGTCTGCACCGGCACCGTTAGTTTTTAGGAAATTACCGGCAGTTCCGGGAGCAAGACCTTCCCAAGTAGTAGCAGACTTATAAAGTAAGGTACCTCGTGCTGTAGCGATCTGATTTAGGATTTTTTCGGCATCACTAGAAAGAGTGATATCTCCGGTGTCTCCGAGTGTCCCAGAACCAACTGTCCCAGAAGTGCCTATGATCTTCTTGTTCTGTACGATGTCTGCGAGATATCCGTTGTCTTGGAGAACCCGCAAGAACTCGACAGTCGGAGTACCGTCATCATTGACGATCTTCTGACCTACGTTAAGAGTTTGTACCTTGCGGACCAATGTCTACCTCCACTCCATCGACCCTCTGAAGGGCTCCAGTATCAATAATCTTGAAGAGACGCCCCGGACGACTAAAGCTACCGAGTGACCGCCATTGCATCCTAAGATTGAAGTCGTTGGCGGGTGTCTGGACAGTCCCGGCATTGGCGTAGTTATTGCCGTTGTCGTCTGAGTAGAACAGCGTGACATCAAACTCGTCAGTCGAAGTACCCATGCTTCCATACAGATCAACAGAGTAGCACCTGATACGATCTGCCGTAGGAGTCGTGACGATACCGTGGACAAGACGAGTAAAACGAACCGACGAAGTCCCGGCAGGCTGATCGTCGTAGGGATAAGTTGGATCGAGGATATACAACGAACCAGTTGTGTAATCCCCAACTACGACATTGCTTCCGTACTTATCTGCCTTGTTGTCTGAGTTGATCCAGTTTCTGCCAGAGACAATCTTCCATATGTCGTCGTTACCGTCTGCCCAAGTCATCCACTGCTCAGTAGTCTGATCGTAAATCAATGTCTCACGATTACCAAGCTGAAGGACGTAGTACGAATGTCCATCCATCGTGAATGTCCAAGCAACCAGAGACGGGTTAGCCGCCTTGATCTTATGGACACCCATCACATTGATCTGGGAAAGGAGAGCCGTCGGCTTGCTTTCAGCAACTACGACATTCCCTGTCTGTGACTCATATCCAGTCACTGCCGGTTTCCGATAAACCGTCTGTGCAGTGATCTGAGCTAGATTTGCGGCTGAGACGGTCGAATCAGCCAGAGACACAACCTGCGCCTGACTGCCGCTACCGGATACGGCTATGGCCATTATGCAGTCCTATTAATTACGAGTTTGAGATTATTAAACTCAGTCGGGGTGAATGGAGAGCTAGTCGCGGTATTCAACTCAAGGATATCAGTCCAGTAAGTAAATGCCGTCGTGATGTTATGCGTACTGCCGTTAGTGAGAGTACCACCAGAGTCAACACTCATCTGTATGGTGCAGTCGCCGCCATCACTCTTCTGGAATCGACCCATCAACATGATACCTCGAATACTAGTAGTATCTGCCGGGACGTCATCAAGAGCAAACTTGCTGACTGCCGGGGCAGGCCAAGCCGCTGAGATATAACTCGTATCGACAGGGCCGGCTTCATTGATGAGGTTATAACCAGTAGCACCAGACGAAGGAGTCCAAGTGAACGTGCTGTCAGCAGTAACCGTCTTCCTTGCGACATAACACGGACCCATGAAGTCGTTGTTCTGACTGCCAGTGGTGTCCCAGACGATATAGTCACGGTAGTAAGTCGAGAGGATAGCGCTAGAACTGCCAGATTCCCAGTGATGAAAAGCCATCTGAGAGAACGACTGCTCTGTCTGTGCCGTAGTGTCCTGACCGGTAAGAGTTATGACGACGTTGTCGTTGACACGTATTTCAACCGTCCCAGTCGAGTTATCTGCCTTGACCTTCCATTCTACGTGATGCCAAGCATTTGCAGTCAGGCCGACGGCAGACGTCCCAAGAAGCGTTCCTGTATAGGGGGCCCCACGATAGACAGTGAAAGCGCCGACAGTATTAACAACCAAAGAAAGGTTGATGGCGTTATTACTGTCGCAGAATACGATGGCAGGGGCATACGCCGTAGACGAAGGCAACGCACTCATCCAAAGTCGGACTGCACCGCCGATAGTCGTCTTGGCCGAAGGGAATGCCTTACGGAAGAACGAACTCGTCGTCTGGGCATAGCTGTTGGCAGTGCCAGAAATCTTAAACACGCCCTGACCAGTTCCAGAAGGATCGGGATCAGCAACGATAGTCGTAGTACCAGAAAACGAAGCAGGATGGACCTCGGCGTAATTACCGTTGGTCATGTAAGCCTGCCCACCAATACCGTAGATAGTAAAATCGTCAGCCCAAAGTAGAGCCATGTTGTCTCCTAACTGGCGAGCAACGCCTGAATGCTAAGTCTAATTCGTTCTTCGATATCCGGCCTAGAGACCTTCTTCAACCCACCCTTCGCCATAAAGACGGCTCCATCGTTGTCTACGAACATCAATGTGTCCTTGACTTGTACGGCAGTCCCCTGTACGACGCCTCTGTCAAACAGCATACCAGAGAATCGCTGGAACGGTAGATCGACGTTACCTGTCGTGATCCAAACCTCTGCCGTCGTCTCGCCACAAAACCATATCTGGTCAGAAAAGACTAGGCATTGAAGGATGGGGTCAGGAGAGCGTTCGGCGGTTGCATAATCAAGCGGATCGATAGTTATATTACCCGGGTTGATGTAATAGAATCTACCATTGATATCTACGTTCTGCCTCGGGACTACGATGATGAACGAGTTGATGTGGGCTACTGAGATAGCACCTACTTCGTCCGGCGTCCTGATTTGGAGTAGCGAGGCAGTACCACCACCAGAAAGGGTCGAACCACCCCAAGCCGTACCCGCACCAGTCTCAGTAGTCGTGTACCCGTTACCGGCAACACCAGAAACCTTTGCGTTGACATAGAGATCACCCCCGGACCAGTTATACGCCGTGACTGTCTTGTGGGCAGTAACTAGCGTCGAGTAGTCGGTGCCATTAATCCCAGAGTCATTAATTGCCTTAGCGAGGGCATCTATCGAGTCGGCGGCAGTAGCACCAAGCTTAACAAGCCAAGGAGCACCTGAAGTACCGGCAGGAGTACCAGTATCGACGGCACCAGAAGTGAATTTATAATACGTCCCATTGATCTCTACCGTGTCGTTATTAGCGACAGCAGTCGCCGTAAGATGGCCTTTGGCATAACCATTCTTCGTATAGCAATAAAGGACTGTGCCGTCACAAACGTAAAGGTGAGGAGGTGTCCCCGCACCTATCGCTGCCGTGGCAGCAAGAGAAGGCGAGCCAGTCGTGTCATTGCTGATCTGTCCTAGGTTGGTTGCGGTATCCGTAATCGGATCGATAGAGTAAAGGAAGAGACCTGAGACTACAAACAACTCGTCAAACGCGCCGGGAGCTTCGAAGACTGCTCGGATAGGTCCGGTACCTACATCCTGATACCACCGCCTGCCGGGACGAGCAATCAAAGAAGTCCCTTGAGGAGAATCGACAGGATTCTCTTCGAAGTACCTATTACGAAGATAGATACGGGGTTCTTTGGCTACCGTTCTCGAGTAGTCTGATGGCGAGGTCTTTAGCGCTACCAAATCGGAATACCTCTTGCGAATGTGTAATTGCTGAAACCATAGCTAGGACGATACAAACGATTGCTTGGAAGACGAACGAGCGCCTGTTCAGTCGGGACTTCGCCTCTCTGCGTATAGCGGTCGTAGAACTTCCTGCGGATATCGTTGAACGTACTGGCCGTCTCTGCCGGCATCGTCGCCCCCGCCCTCGGCATAAGCCGCATGGCAAGGCCGATAGAAAGAAAGTCATCGAACTCTTCAGGGAAGGGACTGTTATCAGAAGCAGTAAGCTCTGAAAGCTTTACCCAATCGCCGAGGTCGTCACGATAGAACCATTCCTGCTGTATCCCATTAGTATTGAGCGTGACTGAAGTATTACCCTCTACCGACCTACCATTACCATTAAAGGTTAGTGGATAAGTAGATAGGTTGTCAGACACATCCACTATCCCAAACCTACTACCGTCATACGGGGCAGGATTAAGATTGAGTGTCATCGATCCGGTGAGGTTACACATCAACCGGACGTTGTTAGGGACGTAGAAGTCTTGGAGGTCATCCATATACTGCGGGACGTTGTCCTGCGTATTGATGTTACCCTTACCGAGAGCCATCGGCTCGAGGAGTTCTCCCATCTCATTGCCGAAGAGACTCCGCACGAAGCGGTTAAGGAAGCGGAGTGCTTCATCCGTCTCACCGGCAGAAGGAGAGCCACCGACAGCGATTAGATTGACTTCTCGGAAGGCGTCATTAATAATCTGGGTTACTGTAGTCATCTACGTTCCTATACTATTCCTGCAATGATTCTTTTGATCGAATACAGTCAAAGCGATGTAGTCGATGACCTTAGCTATAACTATCGCCCAGACCTTACCTTGGACGGCATTCCTTCCTACGCGACTTGAAATCGTTTCGTCGGGATCGCCGTCCAGCGCGGTATTACCAAGTTGGTCGATAGAAATCAATAACCTCTTTATGTACCCCATTAAAGGAAATGATGGATGACTTGGTAAAGAGGAAAGCCTATAATCGGAATACTTCCAAGAATGGCAAACTTATGAGCCGAAAGGAAATAAGTAAGGACATTCCTATGCGGGTCTTTGCCGTCGAGGACACGATCAAAATTAGAAGAAAGATGAGAAGGATTTGCCATGTTAACTCCAAATTCTGACTGCTGTTCCTGCCGGAAGAATGCCTGCCTTTTCCATCATGATTAGTGAAGGAAATGACTCCGCGATGTGGATTGTCCTTGATGCCAAGCCTCTAGCCGTAAGAAACTCAAGAGTAGGATTCTTCTGGGCTACCTGTTGGATAGTGATGTAGTTCTGAGCACCAAGAGAATCAAGGAAAGTAAGAGGAAGCATCTCAGCGGGAGCGTTACTCTTACGGACCCATTCACCTTCAGAGAGAGCTTCACCGGTGAAGTCTCTTACGACTGTCCCAGTAGAGTCCATCACGACATCTCGGACGGCTTCTGCAGGAGCTTTGGGAGCTTCTGACGGTACGCCGTCCTTTGCGTCTGCCAGTCTGATCTCCAGACTCTCGATAGTTTCGTTGGCGTACTGTTCGACATAACTGTCGATAGCTGTCTCTGGCAACGTGTCGAGATCGGCAGTCTTACAGACGTAGCTGACGTAGTCGTCATTAGTTGCGAACTGCTTTTCAGGATCATTGGCATTGGCGATATTGGCAACAAGGCGGGCCTTGGTGATGCCGTCGATTTGGTCTTGTGTCATGCCGTCACCGCCTTGATTACTGCAAAGTTAAATACCGGCTGTTCGGTCGTAGTGCCGCCCGTTGTGGCAAAACTGATATTGAACGACCCAGCTGCTACAGCCGTGACAAACATCATGTATTTGTCGGTTCCAGACTTCTGGCAGACGTTCACTGTGTCAGTTGCGGCAACTGCGGAATTGGTGACTGTGAAGGTCTGCCAGGTTGCTGTTCCAGCCGCAGATACAAGCGTGATCGCACCGCAAACCGTATTGAGGGTAACGCCGGTAGTGCGACTCGTAGCCTGCGTCACCGTTCCGCCTGCGCCCGTGCCATAGCCAAGGCCGCCCGTTGCGGATATAGCAAGCACTGCCTGCCCCGTTGTGACCGAAAGCGCCGCCGTTCCTGCTGCGACGACAGAGATGGCCCGCGATGAACCCGTGCCCGCCTTTTGCGTGCCAATTGTCAGCGTGTTGGCAGTCGTGCCCCAGTCGAACACGCCGCGCTCGTAGTTGCTTGCGTCGGTATAGGTGTTGTAAACACGGAGGGTCTGTGCGTTAGTGCCGTTGCGCTGGGCTATGGTGTTAGCTGCACCATCACGATAGATAGAAGTGTCAATTGCCGCTGCTGATGTGGCACCTGCCGTCCATGCAAGGTATTCATTTGAGTTGAACGTAATGCCGTTAGAGTTGAATGACCCAAAGGCATTTCCGCCGGCGGTTAATGTGAGCGCGTTTAGAACCCCAGCCCCGCTTCGGTCTATGTTTGCCTTGGTTGACCCACCGACTTGCAAGTCCAGCAGCAACGAAGCCGCCGCGCTCGCGGTATTCGTAACATTCAACTTAATGCCGGTAAACGTCACCGCGCCCGCATTCCAAGTCTGCGACAGGTTCAGCACCGGGTTGCTAGTCGTTACCGTCGCTCCGGTCATAGTCAGCGAGCGGTTTGTGTCGTCCCATGACGTGCCTGACATGCCGCCGAAAGAGCCGCCGTTGTTGTATTGCAGGGTAAGGCTGGAACCTGCAG